AATCCTAGTGCTCCTACCTGGAAGTCACCATTTGCCCTTAATTTCATAAGACTTTGATAAGTGCCTGCGGTGTCGCCGTCTTTGTAACCTTCCCAACTAAAACCTATAGGCATAACAGTACTGCTAATTGCACTACTAGAATCTACATACGCCATTTGGCCCATGCTGTTTATGAATCCTGATCCAGTATATCCACCAGGTTTTAATTCCATCAATCTGTCACCGGCCGCAACTGTTGTGGGCGATGCTAATGATCCTCTGGCTTTAAAGGTGCTAAAGTCCGGTCCAAAGAAAGTATCTGCGTATTCATCTATTCTTAATGAACCAAATGTATTACTATCACAATTTATATGTAAACCGGTTTGAGGTGATGTTGTTCCTAATCCTAATAAATTAAAATCGCTTCTATATGTCAAGCCTTTCATGCCAATAGCACTTGTTGTATCTGCATTGACTTGTATATTACCAGTTGTGCTTATAAGACTGTTACTTGTAACATTGGCTGTCATTGCCAATCCGCTAGTCTGTATAAAGGCTTGGGCTTGAGCGTTAGTTAATCCTGTCGCACTTAAATCAGGTGGTGTATATGTAAACACACCTGAACTGTTATCGTATGCTAAAGCACCAGTGCCACTGGCACTTGCCTGAGTTACACTTACAGCACCTCTGCTTCTGGCATTTGTAAAGTATTGATTAGTTGAACCTTCAGATAAATTATCTGTTGTATTAGTGCCAATTACTGTATTAGCTCTAGCATTTGTAAAGTATAAGTTAGTTGAACCTTCTGTTAAATTATCAGTGGTTTTAGCACTTAATCTTGTATCAAATCTTGCATCTGTGTAATATAAATTAGTGCCTTCAGATAAGTCTGTGGTTGTTTTATTGCCAAATGCTGTATCAAATCTGCCTTGTGTATAATAAAGGTTAGTGCCTTCTGCTAAATCTGATGTGCTTGTGGGTATATTATAAAATGTAGTACCATCATTAGTAAATTGCCAAGCATCTGATGTTTCGTTCCATCTTAATACTGTATTAGCACCTGCTACTGGCCTGTTTGCTATAATTTGTACTGTGGCATCTGTTGCCGCATTTGCATTCAGTGTTATGCTTTGATCTCTAACAAATAAATCTGTTACGTTTTGGTAATTTATGTTACCTGTTGCTGTAATGTTACCTGCAACATCTAGATTACCTGTAATAGAATGTACTGACGTTGCATTTTTACCTAATTCTACATTACCATTATGATGTACTGTAAACAAAGGTTCAGTAGGGTGATTTTGAACTTTAAAGAAGTTACTGGTGTAATTACTGTCATTTATATCGCTAAAATCCAGAGATATTGTGGTATTACCCATACCATCAACATTTAATACCTCTCTACCGTTACCAGATCCTCTGCCAGTTGTAGCCTGCTTACCTAGTACTTGAAATCCTTTTGTTTGAGCTGTTGAACCATCGGTTTGTAATGTGCTGGTACTCATAACATGCTTATTACCTGCGTTACTACCATAATTAATTTCAGAATTAGTACCTGTACGGCTTTGATACCTGTCTGAGTTAATGCTTGTTGAAGCATATATGTTGATTGGTGCACCGCCAGTGGATGTTCCTATATCACCAGTGATGTTTGTTAAAGCACCTTTTACATAAAATCCGTTTATATTTCCTAATCCGCTAGTGTCTGGGAAGAATGGAATACCTACTATTCTGGATGTGGCACTTGTTGTTTCTATATTGCCAGATACTCTTAGTTCGCCTGCTGTTACGGTAGCAGTAGTAGTAATGTTTGCGTTTGATGTTAAAGTATTACCTAATTCTAGTGATGCATTTACATGATCTGCACTACCTTCTCGCAACGCACCTCTGTTACCATACAGATATACTTTTTCTGTTTCTGGTAAAAGGAATAAATCGTCATTATTGTTTATATAGAAATTACCATGTGTTTCTATACCTTGTTGTCTGTTGCCTACATGATGATTTGCAATTAATCTAGCACCATGGCCTCTACCTGGACCTACGCCTCCTACTGCTATAGCAGATATGTTTGCATTACCTTCTCTAGCATTGTCGTATATTTGACTACTATCAAGTCCTACAACTAACTCTTGACTATTAAAGAAAGAAGTTATTGTATTACCACTAGGGCCACTTGCACCTAATAATAATGCACCATTAGTATCTATTTTATGAAATGCTCTACGATTTGGATTACTTGTTACATCTATACCACTTGTTTGATCAATGTTACCTGTAAGTGTAATTGTATTGACATGTCCACTTTGTGCATTTCCGGCGCCGACAGTTAAATTATTTTTTGTAAATACATTACCATCAAATGTTATTAATGCATCTGGTCCTCCTGCAAACGACATGTTTGCGGCATCTTCTGATGTTGCTAAGAAAGATAATATTTGTGCATTTGTTGTGCTGGGTAGGTTTGTTAAATTACTGCCATCTCCTACGAAGGCACCTGCTGTAATTGTGCCAGTAGTTGTATTGTCGGCACTTTGTCTAAAGTATAAATTTGTGCTACCTTGTGCTAAATCGTCTGTTGTTTTGCCGCTGAATAAGGAAGCAGAATCAATAGCAATTACACCGCTACTTATACTGATAGGCGATGTTGCACTGAAATGACTTCTTACTTCTGCCGCACTGGGTCCTGTGTATGTTAATACACCAGTACCATTATCGTATGCTAATGAACCGTCTCCACCTGCATCGGTAACACTTATTGCTGTTCTGATATCTGCGTTACTGGCAAATGCGGCAGTACCTACTACTACATTACTGGTTGTAGATGATACACTTACATTTACGTTATCAGAACTTACTGTAACATTAGGTTCTGTAACTGTGACCGTTATGTTTGCTATAGCCATGTTATCTCCCTTATGTTAATGAAACAAAACCTGTATCTGCTAATATATTTCCGATTGCTTTATCACCTGGCTTGTATCTTTCGATCACAGCCCATCTATGTGCATCTGTGGTGCTAGGTGTAGCGGCTGTGTTAGTCCATGCTACAGAAAATACTGTAACTGGAACGTTTGTACGAGCATCTGGCATTAANACGTTACCCTGGTATAAATTACTGGGCATTGTGATGTTAACAGTTCCTGCTGAATTACTACGATTACTTACATTTGCGGCGCCAACGGCTATATTTGCAAAGAATCCTAAAACATTACTGTTAGTAAAGTTAGGTTCTCCGTCTGATGTATTGTAAGTAATAGTATCTAATACTATTGTTTGTGCGTCTAACAAGAAAGTATAACTTGATATATCTGTACCATAGTTATATGTAAATGTTGATTGTTCTGAAGGGAATTTTTCAATAACTTTTACGTTATTCCCCCCAATATATTGTGAGAATGTTAACAGTCGTGATGACATTGTGCTCGCCTCCTATTGGAACTTGCTATATGCGTGTTCGCATATAACCTAAATTTGTACTACTATTTATCCTTTTACGCAGATTTACAGGAGATCACGGAGATCAGTCAGACAACATTTCTCCTTAAGATGGAGGTGTTGGCCACACAATATCTCTGTGTTCTGTTGCTGTATTTGTGCTAGGTAAATCTCTTAATGCTTGTCTGTATGTTTGCCACTCTGCTTTTTTACTGTCTGATAGTGGACTGTCTATGCCTACTGCCCAATCGCATTCTTTTAGTAATGTATTTCTTCTGTGCCTTANTATTGTTTCTATAGTNGGCTTAAATTGTACCCCTGTACTTGGAACTATACTTAAATCACTTAAATCTATTTTGTAAGCATTTACATCTGATACGCGGCCTGTAATATGAGCTAATCCACTATTTAGACTGAGTGTTTTATTAGCACTATCTACGTTTTTATACCCTTTTTGCATTACAATAGTGCCATCACTTGTTTTATAAAATATATAATTTTGCATTAGAAAGCATCTCCTTTTGTAATTCTTAACATATCATATTTGTTATTGTAAAAGCCTCTTGCTCCTCCACCACTAGTACCCATACTAGAATTACCTGCTAAATGTATATTAGATTGTTTAGGAAAGTAAGTTAATGTAGAAATAGCATTTGCATTAGACTGTGCATCAGCATTAGATATTGTTATTCTATTTGTTGCTGTTAATGTAGTAAAGTTCTCTTGGTTAGTTAACTGTATACCACTACCATCTCCAATACCAAATTTGTTTGTTATACTGCTTTGTACAGCACCATTACTGTGATATGCTTCGTATGTTACATCTCCTAATACACCAAATGCTATATCATAAGCACCACTTATAGTACCACCTGGGAACGTACTTGCTATAATAGAATAATCTCCTTCTTCTACTTTAGTTATATCGTAATTTGTTATAGGTGTAATTACACTATTAGGATTTGTAAAGTCTGCGTTTGCAGTACTGCTATCTACTACAGTTACATTATTAGCAGGCCTGTCTTCTATTTGTGTGCCTGGTGCAAAAGGTGCCTGTGTTGTTTGATTTACATAATTTTTAGGTAAAATACTAATAGGACCACTAGTGGGTTCTAAGGTACTAGTACCTGTAAGGCTACTTCTGCCTTTTACTTTTAAAATATAGTCATTAATTTCTGGTTCAAATGCATTGTTTAATTCACTACTACCTAAATCTTTAGTTGGTATTGTGATGTCTACTATGCTACCAGGGTCAAACACACCTAAATCTAGAGGTGGTTTAATTGTTTGTACTGGTGTAAAGTCTACTGTACTACCATTATCTTCTGCTGTTTTGTTTTTAATTGCTACTTCTATTTCATCTAAACCAGGCAAATCAGGTACTGTTATAGGGAACTTTATACTGGGTCCTGTAATACCAGAATAGTCAATGTTTGCTATGTTAGGCAAACCTACGTTGCCAACTACTGAGCCATTACCATAATTTACAATATTTGCTATATTACTAGTAATGTCATCTATAATAATTACATTACCTATATCTATATTAGCATTGCCATAATTAATCCACCATGGTGTAAATCCACTTACACTTACAGCACTTCCGCTTGTGACATTTGCATGATCATATACTGTATCAGCATACTCTAGTCCTACTATGTTAACTGTTAACATACCTTGTGTGCTTTCTTTTTCTGTAACACGCATAACTCTAAACAATTTGTCAGTATAACCATACAGACTACTTGTAACTTTAACTACATCGCCTGTGTCTACCTGAATAGCACTATAATCTGCATCAAATTCAATAACTGTACTTACTCTGCTTTGCCTTAAGTCAATGTTTGCTAAATTGTGTACTCTGGGGAAGTCATTTACTACTGGATATCTTGTGCTTAACTTGTTATCTGGCTCATTTGCATTTCTGTCACTAGTGGCTGTAGTAATAAACACTACATCTGTTTGGTCTTTTTTAGCAACCAGTGGGAACTCTGCTTCTATCTCATTAATTGTGCTGTATAGTTCCGGCGAGCTAATAGTAATAGCACCTGTAATATTGTTATCATTAAATTGGAATGCGGCATTTTTCTCTGTTGTTGTGGCGGCTCTGTTAGGCACTACACTGAATTTACCTACTTTGGGATTGTATGTAAAGAATGTACTACAAGCCTGACACATAGTATCTATAGTATCTTTAACATTACCGTATGTACCAAACATACCATCTATACTCCACCTGTTATGTGATGCACCTATGCCACCACTAGTTGTGAAGGCCACTTGTGCTGTGGAATAGTCAAATAAGTCATTAAAGGTCGTTGCATCTATATCATCAGTACTGATACCAGCACCATATCTGCCGTTTTTTGCAAAATCTAATATAACATTACTGGGTTCGCTTAGACTGTTTGTTATATCAAATGTTATAGCACCTAATCCTACTAAATTGTTTTCCTGATCGTAATCTATTTCAAATACAGCATATACTAAACCGGAATAGTTAGTACTGCCATTAATTGTGCTTAATAATGTTGTTGCGGCTACTTTATTAGTAGCAGGGAAGATCTGATTTGTACTTGCTGTACCACCTGCATATATTCGGCACCTTAATTTGCCAGATACATTTGTACTACTAGTACTATTACTGTCTACAACACTTTGTACTATATGCCCACTTACACCTGAACCAAATACTAATTTAGTATCATCTCTGTATATGTCATTTATAGTATATGTACCTGAATCTGTTTTTTCACTTAGTACTAACACATAAGTCATTGTTTTGTTTGAATTAGATATACCTGCATCTATAATAATACCACCGGTAAAGTTCCTGCCATACATAACTGGTATTTTGTTGTCTGTTGCTGGAGGTAATTGTATTTTAACACCTGGGTCTTTTGCGTTGCCCACAGCAGGTGGTTTAAATACACCTAATACTTTTGCGGTTCCCATTGCAAGGCCACCTGCAATGATACTTGTGGCTAGAGTTGCGGCAAAACCTGTTATGCCTATTGCACCTACTATTGCTGTTGCTATTGCTGTAAATACTGCCATTGTTTATCCTCTATAACACCAATTATAATCTATTGCTTCCCAACCTCTTTGATCTAATTTAAGATCAGGCGTTGTTGATAGTGTTGTTAGTGTAAAGGAACTTATGTGTCCTTTATCTTTTGCTTCTATACCTATTGCAATATACCTGTTAAGTAATCTTGCACCTGCACTAGTACCTCTAAATGGTTCTTCTACCCACCATGCTACTTCTGTCATGCGTTTTACATGTGGTAACCATAAATCGCCCTGTATTGTTGCTAATAACATGCCTACTACTCTGCCATGCTCTTCACATACTAAAGCAATACCTGTTTTAAGTATATGATCTATTACACGATTAACATGATTATAATCATATTTAGGATTTTGTAAATCTTCTACAGGATTTGCATTAGCAAAATCTATCATGAGGCGTTTTATGTCATCATAGTCTTGTATTTGGGCGTTGCGTACTTTCATTATCTTTGAACCTCTCTGCCTCTACGTCCACCGCCTCCGCCGCCACCGCCTCCGCCGTAGCCACCGCCTCCAGTGTATTCTCGGCCGAAGTCAAATTGTACATTGTTTAAGTCAGGAACTCTGTCAAAAGTATTATCTCCTGCAAAGAACTTGTTTCTGTCTGTGGGATTACTTCTTTGTCCTGCTACTCTGTTTTCTAATACTGTAACAATACTTGCACAACTAACACTTACTGAATTGGTTAGTTCGCCTTCTACTAAATTCTCATCTTCACTGATACTGAAGTTAGTAATAACTCCTTTATATCTCTGATATACATTGCTTATACTTAAATCGTCATTAAGGAATGCTCTGCTTATAACAACATTACCACCTTTAACGTTACTTGCTAACACTAGTTGCACATAGTCCTGATTACTAGGTATACCACTTAGTGTAATGTTTACGTCACCATTAGTGGTCTTTATATCTTCTCTTAATTGTTCTACAGCCAAAAGGGAACCTAATTCTGTGTAATTATTACTATTATGTGTTAATGTTTTGTAGGCATTGCTGATATAGTATGTGGTTGCATCTATTGTTAAGTCAATTAACATACAATGTTTTATATGCCCAGCATCAACTTCTGGTATAGTTACTGCCATTATCCGTCCTCTTTTCTTATAATCTCTACTACTTCAAAATCGCCTTCAAATGATAATCTGTCATGTGGTACTATAGTATAATCTAATTTTTTAACCATTTTAACGTTAAATTCTATGTCTTTGCCAACAAGTATGGGTTTACCACTTGCTGAATAACCTGACTGTGGTATAAATGGTCTGTGTATAGGTACTGTTACTGTGGATGCATTCCAGGCCACATCTGCTGTTACTGTATAAGGATATCTATATCCTGAACCTAACTGTATGTAATCACCTTTCTTAAATGCATTTGCTGGTGTACCAACTACGCCAAATGTACTTACTACAATATTAGTACCACTAGGAGTACCATTAATGGCACATTGTCCTACCTGAGTAGGTGTCATACCACCTTTATATTCTGTTATATAGGTTAAGCCACTGTTTGTGCCACCTATATCTATTGTGCTTTCTACTGTGACATCCAGGCTATCTAGTGTTTCTACTAAATCTCTATTTTCGCTGTATTTTAGTCCGTTGTGCATACCTATAATAAGTCTGTATGGCTCTGCACTGGCAACTTCTGCTGTGAGTACTCTGCCGCTACGACTTACACTCTGACTTGCTAACTTTTTCCTTTTAATTGTTATAAAGGTTGCGTTATCTACTATTGTTTGTAATGACATTATCCTGGTACCCTCCTAGCGCCTGCTTGGCTTAATCCAAATATAAATTCTGGATCCTGTCTCGCAAGTGCCTGCTTAAACGATTGCGTATCCGTAGCAGTTATATTGTTAATTATTGTTGTGCCGCCACCGCCCATGCCTGGTCCACCTGCACCCATTATACCCATTGTTGTATCATTAGGTATAACTGTTCCTGAGTTCTTGGGTATAAACAACTCTGGTCCTTCCTCACCCACAATGTACGGTTGTCCTGCTTTTGCTGGTCCACCACTTGCAAGTCCAAATGCGGCAAATATAGGCCCTGTAACTGCTTTTTGCAGAAATGCTTTTACTAATGTTTGTTTAATTAAGTCTGCAAAATCACCAAAATCTGCTTTACCTGTTATAAATGCCTGCGTTAGCGCATCTTCAAATGCTGTTGCGGCTTTTACTAGACCTTCGCTCATTGTTTTAACAAAATCTCCTACACCGGCGGCTTCTAAACCTTCTCTTAGGTTGTCAAATATTTGATCTCCTAGTACTAATTTTGCAACTTCACCTAATTTAGTTAGTGAACCAACACCTGTTGAACCGTAATTTTCCCAAAATTCGTCTACTCTGTCGGATCCGAATAGTGTATCTAATATTTTTTGCCCTAGGGACTTTTCTATTTTTTTCCCTACGACTACAATTTCATCTATAACTTCTTGTGATGAACTCTCACCATATAAGAATTCATTAATGATTCCTCTAGGTGGTGCATTAAAGTTATCAGTATATCTTTCAAAGAAGGCATCTACTGCCTTAAATTGATCTTCTGTGAATAAGTCTAAAGTTAATATATTTTGTACGTCTTTTTTTAATTCTGCAATTTGCGTTTTTATTTCTTTAAGTCGTTTTATATCTGCTCCTGATTTAGGAACAAATTCTAACCTACCTGTTCTAGTAAAGAAAGGTTCTTGCATTGTAAGTAATTCAGCGTTTAGTTGTTTAATTTTATCTCGTGCTTCTATGGCACCTTCACTTAAACCAAAATCAGGATTATTTGTAAATTCTCTAACAGCATTAGTGTATGTATCTAATAATAAATTTATACCAGGTACAATAAAATTGACGGCATGCATAAATCCTGTAGTAAATGAATTAAATACACTTAATATTGTGTTAACTATTTCATTTGCAAATTCTCTTAACGCTGACATGTTTTGCATTTCCTTAAAGAAATCAGCGACGCTTAACTCTCCATCTTTTACTCTTTGTTGTAATATTTTAAATTGCTTATTAGTGCTCATTACACCTTCTGCTAACTTAGTAATACCCATCATTAATAATTCTGACAATGCAGGTGTTAATTGTGCTATTACGGCGTTAGTCATAGCAGTTATTTGCATAGTTAGTACTGCTAAAAGATCCCTAAATATTTCAACGTTATCTATAAGATCTTTATCTAATATAAGATTAAATCTTTCTGCCGCTCCAAAGATATTTCGTAATCCCTCTGAACCTTCTTTTAATGTACCTACAAGTTCAGCACCTTCACTATCAAATGCCTTAAAGGCAAGTGCTAATTGTTGTGTTTCATTATCTGTTGCTTTAATACCATCTGCAAAATCAAATAACACATCTTCTAAATCTCTTATTTTGCCTTCACTATCTCTGGTTGATATCCCTAATCTTCTTAAGGCAGGTAATAATTCACCTGTACCTTTTGCGGCTTCACCAAATCTTCTAGCAAATCTTCTTAGTGCAACATCGGCTTGATCACTACTTACACCTGCTAATTCGGCTGCAAATCTAAATTTTTGTAACGTGGCTGTTGATAATGAAATAACATTTGTAACTTTACCTATTCTATCAATTAGTGCTGTTTGCCTAAGAATTAAAGCACCAAAGGCAACTGTTAAGGCAGTTACAGATGCAACTGCAAATTTAAATGCTCCTGCTAATTTCCTTGCGGCGAAATCTAAAGATTTTAAGGCACGTTGTGATGCTTTGCTTTTCCTTATAAAATCACTATTGTCTAATATTAATTTTGTTGCTATACTAACTGCCACTATAATCTCCCATTACTTGCTTTATTGGCTAAATCTTTTAATTGATCTTCTATAAAATCAATCGTAGGTTCTGACATACCTTTAGGTGCTTGAGTACTAAAGCCTCCTGATGTTTTACCAGTACCTTTCTTAGGTGGATTAGGAAACATGCCTTGATCTAACACTCCTGCGTATGCATAATTTCCATTAATTACTTTTTTATTACCAGAGCTAGTTAACTTAGTATTATTTCTAGCGAAGCCACTGTCCCTAGGTGTGTTAGCCTTATATTCTGCTAGTGCTTCCTTAGGTAATGTATTTGTGATATACTTTGTTACACGATTAATCATTTGTGTGAACTTTTTATCATCTATTTTTATTGTAAATTTATCCATTATTTTTTTATATTATCGTATAATTCTTGTATTTCATCTTGTCTATAAGTACTATTTATATCACTAGTATCTTTAGCATTTGCTCTTGCTTTGAGTATATTTGTTATATTAAATATAAACAAATCTTGTGTGGTTGCTTTGCCTAATACTTGTGTAGGCAACATTCCGTACTTTTCTGCCATGGCATCTATTACTAAATACATGTCATTAGCTCTATTATCTAATGTATTAGGCTTTATTACTTTCCCAGCGAATCTGTAACTTTAACTACGGCAGCCATCATTAAATCCATGGGTAATACCATTTCATCACGCATAACTGGCATTCCATTTTCGTCTAATATTAGATCTTTAACGATTTCATATAATTTGCCTGGTTCTTTACTTTCAACACTTGCCATTTTTGTAAATGTTTCCATATCAAATCTGTCATGCACGTAGAATTCTAACTCTTCACCGTATTTTTCAACGATTTCTAAGTCATTTATTATAATTTTTGTTAATTGGGGTTTTGCCGCTAATTCTGATAATTTCATATCTTTCTCCTATAATTCTATATCTTTGTCGTCACTTAGACGACTCTTTAAATTGTGTATAGCACTACTTAC